GGAAGCTGTTGGTGGTCTGGCCATTAAGTATGAGAATGCTACGCAAGCCATCGCTGACCTAGAAGATTTGCTGTATAACAAGGAGGCTGCATGAAATTTAAAGTAGGTGATAGGGTGGTGATGGTTAGCCCTATGTTTGAGGCGCAGATAGGCGAGCTGGGTACAGTGTTGGAGGTACGGGAAAGGTACGATTCTAAGTACGTATACCCATATCTAGTTGTCATTGACGGAGACACTACTAAGTGTCCTGTAAATGAAAATGAGATTGAGCTGTGGGTGCCCACGGAATACCCCACCGCGAGCGTAGCAAGCTACCCGGACAACAACCCCAAGACATTGGTGGGTGCAAGTAAGATTCCTCTGCACTTGGTTCCTCCCTCTGCTAAATACTATCTCGCTCAAGCGTTGAAGAACGGAGCAGATAAGTATGGTGCGTACAATTGGCGCGATGCTGCCATCTCTGTATCCACCTACAAGGCAGCAATGGAGCGGCACATGGATGCGTTCTGGGATGGTGAAGACTTTGCTGAGGACAGCGGCGTGCATCACGTAGCCCACGCTATGGCATGTGCAGCCCTCATCCTTGACGCATTGTCCATTGATAAGCTTGTCGATGACAGGCCCACGAAGGGGGCTAGCTCCCGTCTACAGCAGGAGTATTTGTCTTGATCGTAGCAGGCACGGGCCACAGGCCTGACAAGCTAGGCGGGTATGGCACTGACGTAACCTTCAAGCTACACAGCTTGGCCCTTAATTGGCTCAGTGATAACGAGCCAGAGCGTGTAATTACTGGTATGGCTCTTGGTTGGGATCAAGCACTAGGCTGGGCAGCCTATGATTTAGGCATTCCCTTCACCGCCGCCCTGCCATTCGATGGCATGGAAGCTAAGTGGCCCGCGCTAAGCCAGCAGTGGTATAGAGATTTGCTCGCTAAAGCTGACGAGGCCATTGAGGTGTGCCCTCCGGGCTACGCTCCGTGGAAGATGCAGAAGCGTAACGAATATATGGTGGATAACTGTGACCTAGTACTTGCGTTGTGGAATGGAACGTCAGGTGGTACGGCTAATTGCCTGAGCTATGCAGGGCAAGAAGAGAAAGAGATTGTTAATCTATGGGAGAAGTACAATGAACATCAGTGAAGTTGAGCGTTTCGTGAAAGTGATTGACCAGCTAGTTGATATCCAAAACAAGGGCCGTGTTGCCAACTCATATGACATAGAGTCCATCGTTAACAAGCTAGCTCGGCAGGTTGCCGCTGCTACTATCACCACTGAAGAAGAGGTGTTGTCGTTTTGAGGTGGTTCCCGTTCCTAGGCTACGTTACTAATGAGGAGGACCCGTCACTGGCGGAGTATCTCGACCTAGCCCCTGACCGTGAGTGGAAGATATTTATATTTGAATGGCTGTCCTTTACGTACGCCTTCTACGCCTACACGAAGCCTGTGCCATGAAACTAGAGAAGGGGGATATGTGGGATGTGTTTGGTAAGACAGACCTGTTCCTCATCACCACCAATCCTATTCGCCGTAAGGATGGTGCCATCGTCATGGGACGGGGCATAGCCAAGGAAGTGAAGGATAGGTTTCCTGAATTCCCTTATGACTTCGGCAGACGCTTCTCTCCGGAGTTTATGGGCTACCAGTCTATGACACCGACAGGTGTTGTGGGCAGATACGATGGACAAGTGATGGGATACTTCATGGTCAAGAGTCATTGGAGAGAGGAAGCTAAGTTAAATATAATTGAAGATAGCGTTATGGATTTGTCTGAGACAGCTCACCACTATGATCGTATTGACCTCAACTTCCCCGGCATAGGCAACGGCAAACTCAAGAGAGAAGATGTGCTGCCTATCATAGAGCAGCTACCAGATAACGTACACGTATGGGAATACAATTAACAGCTGTTAATCCACGCTTCATAAAAGCTATTGACTTCTTAGGGAGGATGTGATATAATTACACTATGGAAATGGTAGACCTTCCTTGGTTCTGCGGCCCCCAAGGATTAGAAGCTTACATCAATCCGCAGCGTTTCGTTGTCCTCGATTTCGAGACGACAAATTTATCAAAAGGGTCGGCGCTTGAGCCGGCCAACGAGATTGTCCTAGCCTGTTGGTATGTCGTGACTCCGGAAGGTGTTACAGCTAAGCACCATTGGGGCAATCAGTATGATCAAAGCGAGTTGGAGAAAGATGTAAAGGAATCACAGTTTGTCGTAGCACACAACGCCAAGTTTGAACTGCAATGGTTGAAACGTTCTGGCCTTGATCTGCGCGACATTCTAGTGTACGACACCATGCTTGGTGAGTGGGTGAGAGGCGGCAATCGCTTCAAGCTACAGCACCTTAGCTTGGAAGAAGTGGGACAGCGTTACGGCTATGGGTCTAAGGAAGAGATTGCAGGCTACCTCATTAAGAAGGGAGTTTGCCCCAGTGACATACCTCGGGAGTGGTTGTTGCCGTATTGCTACAGGGACGTAGAGCTATCCTATCTAGTCTTTCAGGAGCAAGTTGGGGCACTGCACAAGGAAGAACTTCTCCACCTCGCACTTACGCGTAACCTCTGCTGTGCTGCCCTTGCTGACATGGAGTTTAATCCAAGCCAGCTTGATGCATACGAAGTTAAGAAAGTGTATGACGAATACGTAGCAGAGTTTCAAGAGTTAGAGCGACAGCTTGCTGTGTTGACGGGTGGCATTAACATGTCATCGAACAAGCAGCTTATCGAATTCTTGTACGAGAAATTGAACTTCAGTCCTCCTATCAATCCTCGTACCAAGGAACCATTCAAGACCCCGAAGGGAGACTTGCAGGTCACGGTTGATGTACTAGCTAAGCTAGAGAGTCACACTAGTGAACAAGATAAGTTTCTGCAATTGTATGTTCGGCGCAACAAGCTGTCTGCTCTCCTATCCAAGAACCTAGAGTTCTTTATGGGCATTGTAGAAGAGAAGGGCGGAGAGTTCTTTGGTAGGTTTAATCAAGCTACCACTGATACAGGACGCCTATCTGCCTCTGGCTTTCAAGTGTTACTTAAGAGGTTTGGTGAACCAAAGGCACCGCAGCTACAGAATCTACCGCGTGAGTTCAAGTATCTATTCACAGCACACGATGAGGATGAGGTGGTGTTTGAGTGGGACGGCTCGCAACTTGAGTTTCGCGTAGCCGCTGATGAGGGTCGTGACCCCGTAGCGCAACAGGAGATTAGAGATGGCGTAGACGTACATGCATTCACAGCACAGGTGCTGTATGAAAACAAAGACCCTGAAATATCTAACATCCCCGACGCAGGGGAGCGTAGGCAACAGAGTAAGAAGCATACGTTCCGTCCGCTGTTCGGTGGTGGATCAGGGAGCAAGGCGCTAGTAGCATACTGTGAATACTTCAAAGATAAGTATCAGGGTATTAGTACAACCCAAAGGAATTGGGCGCTGACAACAGCGAGTAAGGGGTGGTTTCGTACACCCTACGGGATGAAGTTCTACTTCCCCGGAACTAAGATGCAGGCTAGCGGTTACATCACAAACACCACGCAGATTTATAACTACCCCATTCAGGGGTTTGCCACTGGTGAAATTATTCCCATCGCACTTGTGTGCTTCTGGCAACGAACGCGTAACCTACGGGTGACGTTGTTCAACACTGTCCATGACAGCGTGGCCTCACGAGTACACAAAGATGACGTAGAGGAATGTAAAGTGATTGCCAAACAGGCAGCCACATACGATGTTTATAATTTCCTAGACTCTGTATACAACTACAGCTTTGATTTTGTTCCGCTTGGTATTGGTGTTAAGGTCGCTAAGAATTGGGGCCGCACTAAAGTGGAAGAGAGCTGGGATGTGGAGTATTCAGGTGAGGAACGTTACAAAATTAAAGGAGAGTAATATATGAGTAAGCAACAAGGAACTGTGGAACAGATTGTATCGCGTACTGTCAACGGTAAGAACGGCGCGTTCACTGCGTACGACTATCACATTGATGGTCAGAAGTATGGCGCTGGCAGCTTCAACGCACGAGGCGTAGCCGAGGGCGATTACGTTGAGTTTGATGTGGAGATGAACGGCAACTACAAGAACATCGTCAAGAACTCCATGCGTAAAATTGCAGGCCAGCCTGCCGCGGCTGCTGTCCAAGCTAACAATGCTCCCGTCAAGTACGAGGGCAAGACCGTGAACCAGAAAGCCGACGAGAAAGACCAGCGCATTTCGCGCCAGTCTGCCTTCAACACGGCAGCTGCCTTCCTCAAGATTGCACTGGATGCTGGTGCCCTACCCAACTTGGAGAAGAAGGCTACGGGCCTGTCCTACCTCCGCTCCGTGTTCTTTGCCGAAGCTGCCCTCCTGTACAAGGAAGCAACGGGCGAGGAGTGGAATCTGGCTGCACCTGCGGTCGATGGCGAGGCACCCAAGGTGCCGGCCAAGCCTAAGAAGCCTGCTGCCCCGGCCCCTGCTCCTGAGCCCGTAGAGGACGCCTACCCGGATCAGGACGATGGGTGGGTTGACGACGACCAGATTGGGTTCTAATAGTCTTAATGAAAGGTAAATGCTTGGCAGGAGTGTTCGCGCTCCTGCTCTTTTTACTGGTGGAACGGGGAACTTCTGGGAGGTTTGATGGTCAAACCTAGTCCTAAAGAACCAACCCCCCTAAGTCCTAGCGAACTACGCTATTGGGCCAACAAGGCCAGAGAGTACAGGCAGGAAGCTTACGCCATTGAACAATGGCTAGAGCTGCAAGAACAGAAAAGGAAAGACATTGACTAATAATTACATGGGCAACTACATCGAAGTTAGTAAGTATGCCCGGTGGCTGGACGAAGAGAATCGCAGAGAAACGTGGGAAGAGACAGTGCAGCGCTATATGTACAACGTAGTGCAGCCTAACGTAGATGACGCAGACTTGTGGGTAGAGATTAATAACGCTATTCTCAATAAAGAAGTGATGCCCTCAATGCGTATGCTCATGACTGCCGGCACTGCACTTGAGCGTGACCACATGGCAGGCTACAACTGTAGCTACATCGACCTTGATCACCCCCGTGCCTTTGATGAGATGATGTACATCCTCACCTGCGGTACAGGCATTGGCTTTGGTGTTGAGCAACGTGCAATCAATAAGCTACCAGAAGTGGCGGAGGAATTCCATGACACAGACACTACCATTGTTGTTAGCGACAGCCGCATCGGTTGGGCTAGTGCTTTCCGCGAGCTACTTGCTATGTTATGGGCTGGTAAGGTCCCTACGATTGACGTGTCAAGAGTGCGGGGCCCCGGTGAGCGACTCAAAACATTCGGTGGTCGAGCCTCTGGCCCTGCGCCCCTTGTTGATCTATTCAACTATTGCGTTCGTACTTTCCGCAACGCTGCTGGTCGTAAGCTCACTGATCTAGAATGCCACGGCATTGCGTGCAAGATTGGAGACATCGTTGTTGTAGGCGGCGTGCGTCGCAGCGCACTGATTAGCTTGAGCGACCTAGCCTCTGCTCGTATGCGCTCTGCCAAGAGCGGGCTGTGGTGGGAAGGTCATCCTGAGTATGCACTGGCAAACAACAGTGCTGTGTATAACGAGAAGCCCACGACTGGTGAGTTTCTAACTGAATGGACAAGTCTATATGAATCAAAGAGCGGAGAGCGCGGTATATACTTTCGGGAAGGTATACGGAACAAGACTCGACGTATTGGAAGACGTGATGATGAGCTTATCGTCGGCACTAATCCGTGCGGAGAAATTGCACTGCGAAGTGCTGGACTCTGCAACCTCACTGAAGTTGTCGTACGGGCTGATGATACAGCTGAGACACTCAAAAGAAAGGTTGAGCTTGCTACTATCCTCGGCACTATACAATCCACCTTCACTGACTTCCGCTACGTCCGTTCTGTCTGGAAGCGGAACGCAGAAGAAGAGCGATTGCTCGGTGTCAGCCTCACAGGCATCTACGACAACCCAATCACTTACAGCGGGGCAGGGCTTGGGGAACTTCTTGAAAGGCTACGAGATACAGCCAGAGGAACTAACCGTGAGTGGGCAAGTAAGCTCGGGATTAATCCCTCCGCCGCCATCACGACTGTCAAGCCTTCGGGGACGGTCAGCCAGTTGGTGGACAGTGCGAGTGGCATCCACACTAGGCATAGCCCTTATTATATTCGGAGTGTACGACAAGATAACAAGGACCCTCTGACAGCTTTCATGAAAGCAGCGGGTATTCCTAACGAGCCTGCGTTTGGTAAGGAAGACACTACGTCAGTGTTCTACTTCCCAATGAAGAGTCCGGACGGAGCTGTGTGTCGTGATGATATCACCGCGGTAGATCACCTTGAACTCTGGAAGATTTATAATGAGCATTGGGCAGAGCACCAAGTGTCTATCACCGTAAGTGTTGATGAGGATGAATGGATGCGAGCAGGTGCGTGGGTGTACGATAACTTCGATCACCTGTCCGGTGTTAGCTTCCTGCCCAAGGACGGCGGTAGCTACAAGCAAGCTCCTTATCAGGAGTGTACCAAGGAGGAATATGAAGCCTACGTTACCAGAATGCCCGAAGCTATTGACTGGAGCCAACTCTCCCTGTTTGAATCAGAAGACACTACAAGTGGGACCCAGCAACTTGCCTGCACAGCAGGAGCCTGCGAAATCCTTTGACGATGTAGAAGCGCCTAAGCTAAACGACATAGCTTTGCGTGACTTCCTTGAATACTGCACTCCTTCCCTGATCCTAGAGAAGTTTAGCAAGGTGCGTGACCCTTGGACTAAAAGATACTACCACCAAACTAGGCTTGAACGCGGGCACACTGTGCGCTTGCATCAGATAGATTGTTATGCGGCAGACGTTGAAGGTGTTAGCAGTTTCATTGAGGCTGTGAAAGAAGAAGAGAAAGTGCGTGGTGAGTGTAAGATATATATGAACGAAGATGGTATGGTTGCTGAGTGGGAGGAACATACACCCCTCAGTCCTGCTGAAATAAAAGAATCAGAAGACTGGCTGGCTGCCAATCTGAAACAAGTGGAGCAGAAGATTAAGTTCCGTGCCCCACAATTTAACTTGGAGAATAAATAATGGAAACTTTTACTATCGTAGCACTTGTTGGTATTGCAATTAGTCTGGCTGGTTTGGCTTACAACTATAAGAAGAAGCGTGATGCAAAGAAAGCCGCGGCAGTTCGCCCACCCACCACGCTGCCAAAGCCTACGCCTGTAGTGCTTGAGAAGACCAAGAAGACGGCCAAGTAATGAGCCCGGTCTACCAAGACCTAGCAGGCTTCTGGCGGCACACTGAAAGCAGCGAGCTGTTTGAGTCTGAGGCAGATGCGCTGGATGATTATGAACGTGAGATTCGCAAGAGGATTTAAGTGAAAAATCCAGTAGCTAAGAATGCTCCTGAATTCAACAAGGCGAGGGTCTTTCGTGACAGGAAGACCCACGCTAAAGAGACGGGAGATTATAAAGAACACCACAGGCTACAGCCGTACAAGCGCGGAAGCGCTACCAATCTGCTGCTTGAGTGGGAAGAAGATGAAGTAGAATTTGAGAGCCGGCTGAGAGGCTACGGAGAAGAAGATGAGTGATGGAGAAATCACCAAGGGCTTTGTGCTAGAACACGCAGCTTATTGGAGTGACAAGGAAGCAATTGGTTACGCAATGGACGAAGCATTCGTTCATGAACTGGACGTAGAAGACCTACGTGAATTGGTGTTCGACTTGGCTGTGCGCCTTGATAGCATCAATCTGGCTGACGATGAATTTGAGGAAGAATATGGGGACGACATACACCCAAGAGATGATGACTGAAGCAATGTATAACAAGCTGGCTACACTCACCGCCTTGGTGGACGCAGACAGTATTGTTTACAGGAGTGGGTTTGCTGCTGACAGTCAGCTCAAGAAGGAATACAAAGAGACAGTGAATGCTGAGGCAACGAAGGAAGAACTTGCTGCGTATCTGGAAACACTAGACTACACGCACATCGCTCTTCACAATGCTAAGGAAACCTTGAAGGGCATTGCCTCCCTGTTCGATGAACAGAAGATGCGTGTGTTCCTGACAGGCAAGGGCAACTACCGTGAGGATGTTGCTAGTGTCAAGCAGTATAAGGGCAACCGCGACCCGACGCACAAGCCGAAATACTACAAGGAACTGCGGGACTACCTCGTGTCTGTATGGCACGCTGAGGTTGTAGAAGGTATGGAAGCTGATGACATGGTGTCTATCCTCCAATGGGAAGCGAAGGACAAATCAACCATCATTGTGTCCATCGACAAGGACTTGGCTAATACGCCGGGCCACCACTACAATCAGAACAGGCATGAGTACAAGTATGTCACCAAGACAGAAGCGGACTACAACTTCTGGAAGCAAGTGCTGACAGGCGACTCTACTGATAACATCCTAGGCTGTGCTGTCATGAAGGCGGGTGTGTACAAGACTGGCAAGAAGGCTGGGCAGAGTTACATCAAACGTTCAGGCGTTGGTCCAGTAGAGGCAGACGCTGTACTTGCTCGTAGCGAGGGACAGTATATGCAGGCTGTTCTTGGTGAGTATGAGAAGCTGTACGGTGAGGGTGCCTACACAGCTATGCACGAGAACGCCACGCTTCTCCACATGCAAAGAGAGCCGGGCATTAATTATGACGGCAGTAAGCTGTCAGATTATCAATACGCTGAATATGAATACGGAAATGAGGAGAGTAATAATGGCAACGAAGAAGAAAGTGACAGCACCGGACCCGGTGTACTGGGTAGTGATGACTCGCAGCTTCCTGACGTGGAAGGTAGAGTCGTTGCATAGTTCCTACGCTAAGGCGCAGGACTACTGCTGGTCTAAATATTTCAGCGGCCCCGCTGATCGCAACATTAAGATTGAGCGCGTAGACTTGGTTGGCTAAGGCAAGGGCAAAGCCCAAAAAGAAAGTAGCTAAGAAAGCTACGACAAAGAGGAAGGGCGTTAAGCGCACTCCTCCACACCCGGAGTGGGAGGCTTGGTCCTCCGCACAATATTGGTCGTTCTTACGCAGCGGTTTGCGTAGTAAACACCAACGCTATCCTCCTCGCTATGCTGTGCTAGATGCAGCTAAGCGCCCATCGGAGAGTGACAACAAACGTTTGAAGTGGGAGTTTCAATGCAACGAGTGCAAGCTCTGGCACCCACAAAAACGAGTGAGTGTAGATCACATCATCCCATGTGGAAGCCTAAAGAGCTATGAAGATTTGCCGGGATTTGTACAGCGCCTATTTGTTGGCGTTGCAGGGCTTCAAGTGTTGTGTGGGCCCTGCCATTCAGCTAAGACAGCCAAGGATAAGGATGTCACGAATGATAAATGATTGGGAAACTGTCGGCTACACAGAGGAAGAGTGGAAAGGCCTGTCCAAAAGCAAGCGTTGGAGACTGCGTAATCCCGAGAAGAGTAAGGCATCGACGGCTAGTTGGGCAAGGCGTAATCCTGAACAGCGTGCCAAGACTACTAGAGCCTATCAACTACGTACTAATTACGGTATAACAGAAGAACGTTATCAAGAACTACTTTCTTTGCAGGACGGGAAGTGTGCTATTTGTAGCACAACTACTCCCACAGGTAGATGGAAGGTGTTTGCCGTTGACCATAACCATGACACTAACGAAGTGAGGGGCCTGCTCTGCAACGAATGCAACAGGGGAATAGGCCTACTTAAAGATAGCCCAGACTTATTGCGGCTAGCTGCTATTTACATAGACACACATAACTTGGAGAAGAATATTGAATAAGGACGAACATAAGTTTATTGATGAAGTGGCACCCACCGAAGTGTACACTGCTTGGATTGAATTCCGTAGCGTTGGCTTGTCGCAAAACATGCTGCCTAACGTGCGCTTCAGCCACTACTTTAACAAGCAACCAGAAGCAGATCAGCTGCCCTCTAGCTACAAGGTTGTGCTTGACTTGATGGATGCCATGAACATCCACGCTATGGCACCGACAGAAGAGTTCATCGAGACGTTCCATCAGGAAGACCCTGACGAGAAGGTTAAGGTGTTGGATGCTGCCGTAGAGAAGGAAGAGACAGAAGGAAGTGTCAATCATTAAGAGCGCAGAGATTAACTGATGAGTAAGCTAGCCAAGACCGTACGCCACTACGTCTTGCCTGACTGCCAGATTCGCCCGGGTGATCCTATTGATCATCTGGGCTGGATTGGTCAGGATATTGTAGAGCGTAAGCCTGACGTTATTGTTTGTATAGGAGACTTCTGGGACTTGCCCAGCATGTCCTCCTATTCACCCCCGGGTGGATTAGAGAAAGAGAATGCCCGCCTAGCCGCGGATATTGAAGCAGGCCAAGAAGCTATGGAGCTACTGCTAGCTCCTATCAATACAGAGATTGCCCGCGTACGCCGTAACAAGAAAGCACGCTGGGAACCTCGCATGGTGTTTACTCGTGGTAATCACGAGCAACGTATTGATCGCCTCGCTAGCGGAGACGCTAGGTTTGAGGGAGTAGTGGGCCAGCACATGTTGGGCATTGAGGAGTATGGGTGGGAGAACATTCCGTTTGAGCAACCAATCGAAATCGACGGCATCTGGTATTGCCACTACTGGAAGACGGCGCACAGTGCTAGACCTATTGGCGGAACAATTGACAATCGCCTTAATAAGCTCGGCTTCAGTTTTGTACAGGGTCACGAGCAAGGAAAGCGATACGGAGATCGTCCTCTCGCTAACGGTCATACCATCCACGGACTGGTACTTGGAAGCTGCTACCTCGGAACAGAAGACTACCGAGGCCCACAAGGGGCCAACGAGTGGCGAGGAGTTGGGGTGTTGAATGATGTACGGGATGGTGACTACGATCCTATGTTCCTCACACTACGTTACCTGTGCCGTGAGTATACAGGAGAAGACTTAGTTCCTTATATGAGGAAGCGTTATCCGGATGACAACTGGGATCACTTGCGATGAGTAATGTAATCGAAGCTGTCCCTCTGTTCGCAGACAGGACAGCAGCTATGTGTGTTAGTGGAGAATGGAACAATGCGGAGATTAAACGTCGCATGGCCTTGTTCCCTAAGAGCTACGAGCCTCACGTTGTGAAGGCTGTTGAGCAGAAGTTAATTGAATTGAGGGATGAGAATGATGGCAATGAGTAACGGATACGGCTACGGCCCTGTTGTTGATAAAGCTTACGCCGAGCCCGCTTATGAAACTAAGTTGGGTTCTGCACAGTATGTGCCTGAGCAAACGAGTCCACTAGCTACTAGCTGTGGTAGGCTCACTAAGTCTATTGACTACCTAATCGAGATAGTGGAGAAGCTTGAAGATAAGCTTTCGGCGCAGGGATTCCTGAAGTATGCGGACGAGGTTGAGGGCTGGCCTAAGAACCCCACCGTCCTTTCCGTTAGCCCGCTTGAGCAATACATCCAAGACCGCACTAATTCTATTGAATACCTGCAAGGGAAGCTGCAAGTGTTGCGCGAAAGGATTGACTACTGATGGGAAATACGTACAAGTATAAGACTCTACCTCTGGCAAAGCTACATGAATTATTTTATTTAGACGGCGATGTACTGCATTATCGCAGCACAGGGAAAGAAGTTAAAGCCGCCACTTCTCAGGGCTATGTGGTTGCTTACGTTAAGCGTGAGGCTCGGTTAGCTCATCGCCTTGTGTGGGCGCTGCATCACGGGGACTGGCCGCACGGACACATCGACCATATAAACGGTAACAAGAAAGACAACAGACCCTCTAATCTTAGGGTAGCTAG